GCGGACACAAGGAGCTTCACAGTTCTATCCCAGTTTCTCCATAAAAGAAATGCTATACCTGCTAATACACCTACAACTGCAATGATTATAAGTGCTACGGGGTTAAAGGCAATTAGTGATAATATTGCAAGTCTTGTAAAGAGTATGACCCCTCTTAACATATTAAGAGCTACAGCAAGCATTTTTATTACTGTCCCAAGCTTTGCAAAGATGCTGATGGAGAAGGTAAGCAGCTTCAGGACAGAAGCGAAGACGAGAGAGAGTGAGCCCAGGACTGCTATAAAGGCTATAAACGCCGCAATGGGATAGGCTATTGCTTTTGCAAGTGTTTGGTTGGCTCGTATCCAGTTTGCAATAGGATCTAATACATTATTGTTAAGCGTATCAAAAGTCCTTTTCAACGGCTCTGCAAAAAGCTCACCCACTATGGCCATCAAACTCTCAAGTGTTCCGAGAAAGGCTTCTTTCACATTTCTCCACGTGTTCATCATTCTGTTTATCCTGTCCTGTAGGCTCGCCTGTTCATCCATCGCCTTCCTCATACCTTCCAGCCCAGAAAAACCCCCTTCTTCTATCTGCTTCTTTAGCTGTGTGTATTCCTCTGGACTCATGGTGTTTCTAATTGTCTCAAGGTATGCAAGAGCTTCTTCCTTGTTTCTTGCGAGAAGCGCACCAACCGCTCTCGCACCCTCTTCATCAAAGAGTTGCCTTATAGCCTGCATACGCTTTAGTGGGTCTTGGATTTGTTCAAGTTCTTGTCTTAAGGCTATGAGGAACTCTTCAAGTCTGAAGCCTTCCTCTGCCATATAGTCGGATGCTCTAAGGTTTATCTGAACATCTTTTAGTTTTTTGACCCTCTCATCAAAGTTCGTTATTCCTCTAAGCATCCCCGCTATTGCAGTTCCCGCTGTTTCACCCTCAAGTCCAACCTGTCTCAAGGTGCCCAGCATCGGGAAAATGAGTTTTACAGCCCTTTCTCCAGTGAAGCCAAGCTGCTGTAGATAATTGGCGAAGTATTTCGTTGAGTAGGCTATATCTCTTAGCTCCATGCCTGAAGCAAATTTAAGTCGTTGAAGTTGATCGATAAAATTTGTAAATTGCTCTGGCTTTATCTTGAATGCGTTTGCAAACTTTGTTGCCATGTCCGCCATCTGGGCAGGGTTGGCTTCATTTTTAAAAAGCACCCACGCCTTTGCGGTTCCTTCTAAGATCCCCCCTGCTATTTCTTTTGCGGATAAACCACCTGCCTTGAGTGCGGTTGCAAGCTCGTAAAAGTCTTTTGTAGCACCCGGCAATTCTGTGCCGAGCTTTTCTACTTGTTTGTTTATTTCTTTTAACTCCTCTGGTAAGCCCGTCTTTGTCATAAAGGCAACTTCCATCTGCACTCTTGCATCTTCCATCTCCTCGAAAGCGGATATGGACTTCATGAGGGTTGCTGCAGGAAGGGCTATGGATGCCGCAGATCTAACAGAAAATTTCTCAAGCACATCGGAGACGTTGTCTATTGTTTCTTGTAAAGATTTAAATTTGCTTTTTGCCTCCTCTGTTGTTTGCGCTAATCTGCGAACGCCCTCGGTTGCTTGAGAAATCTGTCTTGAGAAGTTGTCCACCAGCTGAAGTGTAATAGCAACCGTGAAGGCATCCATCTACCACTGCTCCTCTTGCAATCTTTCATAGTAAGCATTTAATTCTTTGCTCCAAAATCGGAGTTCAGAAAGAGACATATTGCTGAGTGCTTCATAGCTAAACCCATGCTCCACCATCGCAAGTATTACTTGCGGGCTTGGAAAGGGCTTGCAATCCTGCCTACTTCATTTAGAAGCGTCATAACATCTGCGAGTGGCATCTCTTCAAGCTCATCTTCTGTTATTGGCTTGTTTTCTATTTCCACAAGCCTTATAACAAGCATCTTTATTATCTCGTTTTGAGTTGTAGCGTTTTCAAAAGCCCAAAAGAGGTCTCTACCTTTTCCTTCTTTTATGACTGCTTTTCTACCATCTGATAGGACTATCTCTTTCATCTTTTAACCTCCCATGACCTGTCTATAATCTCGCAGCTTGTCTTGTCCGTTTACTTTCAATATGTTGTTAAATATATCTATCTCATATATGTCCTTACCATCTACTTCCAGTTTGTAATAGATCACAGCCATAGTTGCTTCCGCCTCTGCATTGTCTCCCTTCTTGAGTTTACCGGTATCAAACTCTTTAAAGTAACCTCGTAGCTCGGCTCTCATCGACTTCACTCTCACACCGTTTTGGTCATAAACCTGTATGGGTGCTCGGACTATAACTGAGTGGACCTTCGTTGGGTCTCCTGCGTATGCGATAAAGTCTGGATAAACAGAGTTAAACTTTATTCTTGCTTCCATCTTGTCCACTATCGTATGTAAGTCTGCCTCTCCCACAAGCCCGAGGGCTTTTAGCTCTATGGTCTTGTATTTCACTTTTGGAAGATCTACTTCTTCTGCTCTTGCTATAAAATCTGTGCCGTTGATGTAAACTCTTGCGTTCGTAACCTTGTTAATCTCTATCATGACCTACCTCCTACCAACGCTTTTAGCAAATCTATATCTATGACTTCGTAGAAGGTTATTCTCTCTGCAGGTGGCGGTGGCATTATGTGGTAAGCAAAGGTAAGATGTCCGTTTGCGAGTTGAGATTCTGGGTTTTTGTCTTTGGGGAAGTAGCAGTATCCATCCACAAGAGCGCCTCTGCCTATGAGGGTTCTTATGAAGGCGTTTACTCCCGATAGCACTCCGTCTACGGCGACTTGAATAGGTTTATCAAGCCACTGGAGCGCGTAGTATTCAAGGCTTTCTGCTATTATGTCTGCGGTTCTCTGAATGTTTATAAAGTTTAGCGGGTCTGTTTTGCTTGGGAAGGCGGACGAACGGTTACCCCAAACCCTGTAGCCTGTTCCAAAGCTATTGAAAACCGTCACGATACCTGCTGCGTTGAGTTGGTTTGCCTCCGTGTTAGGGTCGTTAACGGACGCTGTTATGGGTCTTTCTATTCCTATTATTCCTTGTATTTCCTGATTAGAAGGAGACCACCAGTAACCTTTTTCGTGGTCTGTTCTGGCTATAACACCCGCCAATCTACTGGAAAGTGGCTCAAGTCTTTCGCTGTTTGTAGCTGTATCCCAAGCCTTCACATGCGGGTAGCATATAACAGCTCTGTAGTCTGAGTAGTTAAGTATTCCATTGCTACCTCTTGCATTTATAACTTGCTGAGGTGTGTAGCCCACAGGCGCATCTATCAAAGCCATTGCTCTTACAGATTTTAGGTTTGCCTTTGCTATCATCTCGGTGGCTACCGCAGGGATTGTGGAGTATCCGGGTGCGATTATTAGCTTTGCGGTAAAGCCAAACTGAGAAAAGAGCGTGTCTACTATTTGTAGCCCCGTCCTTTTCCCTGTGGAGCTAACCGTTCCTATGATGTCTGATGGCTGGACTTGCGTTGGATCTGGCTTGTTCTGAGCGTTCTTATGCACTCTCGGATCAAAAACATTAACAGCTATAACAACCGTTCCGCCGTGGTCAAAGATAGCATCAAGGGCATAAGGTATTGTGTAGCCGGGTGTAGGCTCTCCAAAGTATTTTGCTCCGTCTTCTCTGGAAAGTATCAAAAGCGGGTTATTAACAGTCTCGTTATACCAGTCTCCTTCAGACACTCCGCCGGGTTTTGTCAAATGCACTGGTGCAGTCCCAATGAGAAATATCACAGCGCTTTTTACTTCTCTGACTGGAACGGGTCCCTTCGTGAGTATAAATGTCTCAACGCCGTGCAAGAAATCAGCCATCTTTAGCCTCCTTTTTCTTCTTTTCAGTTTCTTCTTTTAAAATCCCTGCTTCAAGCAGAGATTTCACTTGTTCATCCTCTTCAAGCTCTACAACCATACCGGTAGTAAGGACCTTGTCCTGCAGGACAATTGGAAAGTCTGCCTTTAAAACTTTGTAGGTCTTCATGACACTACCTCCTAAAGTCTATTCTTCTTGTAAGCACTTCATCTTCTTCATAAAGCACTTCTTTGCCTTCTGCAACGAACTTAACCTCGAAAATAAACTCAGAGGTGTCTGACATTAAAAGTTGCGAACCACGAGGCTTTATTGTGTAGCCGTTTACTACATAATCGTTTAACTTGTAGAGCCTGTCTATTATTGAGTATGCCCCCGTGCCGTCGTCTCTAAGGCTTTTATAAAAAACGAGCACAGATATGTCAAAAACGCTTTCATAGCTTGCGTCGAAAATGTCAAAACTTTTAAGCTCGTGCCTTTGCACTATCACACGCAACGCTGGATATGTGTTTGGTCTTTTTAGCAAGTCTTCGGGTTTACCAGACCAGAGCTGGACATTTTCTATTTGTGCTACTTGCTTTATAAGTTCCGTAATCCCATTTTCAATCTTCTGCCACATCACAAGACCTCACTTAGCGTCTTCTTGAAGATTTGTGAGATAGCCCTTTCCTGCAGATACTGAGCCACAGGCTTCATAAAGGGTCTTGCAGACATCTTTTTTGTCCCCCATTCGTGGTATATTGCATATGGAACTGGAGTGCCTATCTTGACCTCCATGTCCGTAGCTCTTGAATGGAAACTCTGGGCTAATGTCGTGGTTCTGTGTAGCGTCTTCTCGGAGAAGCCCTTCTTGATTTTTTGCTTTAAGTAGCTCTCTTTAACAGGCTTCCATTCTGCACCGAGACTTCTGCCTTCCGTTTGAAATAACCTAGATAGCTGACTCACGCCAACCGCTCCGATCCTTTCGAGGCTAACACGAACTGCTTGTTTTATTTTGTCTGGAAGCCCCCTCATATAGTTCTCAAACTCTCTTAGATTGTCTGCCATACCACTGCTCCTTTTGGGGTTAGGCTTAGCAGTCTTTCCACTTCTGCGGTTAACTCCTTTGTTCTGATAAACTCTGCGTTGTTCTGTCTGTAGTAGAGGTTTATAAAAGATGCCAGCTCTAAGACTGCGAGGATTATGAGTGCTTGTCTGTGTCGTGGGTTATTCTCGTCTGGTGCCATGTTTGTAAGCCTTGCAAATCTACCGTAAGCAAGAGAAATGGCTTTTTGGACTTCTGCGTCTGGGACGTCTGCATTTTTCAGAAACTCCTTAACCTCTTCTACGCTTATCATTTCTCTCCTCTTTCTCTATCACTTGCTCTGCAAGGGAGAGCTGGAGCAAAAGCTCTGCCACGTGCTCTTCTACATCTTGCACTCCAGCCTTAAGGATATACCGCACGCCGTTGATGCGCAGTTCTGTATCTTTCAAAACCTTTACCTTAACCATTAGTTACTCTCTACCCTCACTATCGCAGGCTCGTAGAGTCTCTTAACCGCAAAGTAAGCCTTCCAGCCGAGGGTTTTTACCCTTCCAAGCCTGTCCACGTTCGTTTGCACCATCTACTATAGGGAAAGTGCCAGACACGTAAAACTTCACGCCTGCGAACTGTCCCACAAAACCTTTCTCGAAAGCAGACATGCTTGCATTTGCAAGCTGTATCAATTCAGCATCCGTAAAGAGGTCAAGGATCTTGTCAGGATGCAAAAGACAAACATAGTAGCCGTCTTCAAAGGGTGGGATATTCTCC